AGTGAAATTTAATACCATTAAATAAAGTATAATCAACTATATTTGTATTTGTAGAGTTATCTAAGACAACATAAAATGATACTCCTCCTAAAAATCTAATTTTAAAATAATAATCTAATATATTTCTATATGTAACATAATTTGGTAATTTTCCACTTGTACCAACTGGTACTGGCGAACCTCCATGATACATTATGTTATCTGACTTTCTTTTTAGATTTTCCAGACTATTAATTTTATATAATATCTTTATCAATTTATTGGAGGGATATTATGAATTTAGTAGTATTAGAAAATTTTAAAAAGGAAAATGTGGAAATTTACTTAGAATATCTTAACAGTTGCAAAAGTAGCAACTGGGAAACATGGGAAACAACTTATAAAACATATTGTAATAATTTTAAGTTGTTCCTAGTATGGTTTCAAAAAGCTTATAAAAATAGATTACTTCTTAGTAAGGATACACTTTTAGAAATGCCAACAATAATAGAAAGTTACAGAAATTATTGTAGAAACTTAGGAAACAGTAAAAGAACTTTAATGAATAAGACTACTGCTATATCAACATTCTATGCTTGGTGTGTTAGAAGAAACAAAATAAAGTATCATCCATTTTCAGAAAAATTAGATAGATTGAGATTTACAGAAAAAGATAAGGTTAGAAATAGTTATTTCTTAACAACAGAACAAATTTTAACGGTAAGGCTTTATATGGAGGTAGAAAACAAAAAATATGATTTGCAAGATAGAATTCTATGGGAACTATTTCTTGATAGTGCCTGTAGGATATCAGCCATTCATAGCTTAAAATTAAGTCAATTAGACTTAGAAAATGGATATTTCAAAGATGTTAAAGAAAAGGAAGGATATGTAGTAAATGCCTTCTTCTTTAATAAATGTAAGGAATTACTTAAAGAATGGTTGAAAGAGAGAGAAGAAAAGGAAATAGAATCTGAATACTTATTTATAGCAAAATACAAAGGAAAATATGCTCAAATGACTCAGGGAGCGATTAGGAATAGAATAAAAAAGCTAGGAAAAATTTTAGGAATAGAGGATCTATATCCTCACACTCTTAGGAAAACTAGCATTAATTTAATAAATAATTTAGCTGGACTAGGATTAGCTTCAAGTTATGCTAATCATTCTAGCAGTGGTGTCACAAGTAAACACTATATTCAAAAAGTAAGTGCTACTGAAATAAGAAATACTCTTATTGTAGCAAGGAAAAAATTAGGTATTTTTTAATAAAAAAGTATAGAGATTTTCAAATTTATAAAGAATTTATAGTTTTATTTTGTAGCTTTGAGCATATTTTTATATTTTTTCTTAAATATAATTTCTAAGATTTTTATATTTAAGACACTCAAATCTGCAATTTTAAATATAAAAAACTAAATAAATTTGAAAATCTATACAAAATGAAAGGAGAAAAAATATGTTCTATATATACACAAAAACTAAGAGGGCAGAGGTAAAGTTTTCAGTTAATCTAACTGCAGAAGAAGTTAGAGACTATATGAATAATAATTTATTTTTAGATTATCCTGACCTTAATAAAGATGACTATATTATAGTTGAAAGTAATGAAGCTTTTAAAAATCCAACTTATGATCCTTCAACTAATATGATAAGAGAAATGTCAAGAGAGGAACTAATTGAAGAAGGAATAGAAGTTCAATTAGAACCAGGAGAAGTTGTAAGAGACAAAAAAATTGTGAAAATCCCTAAACCAAATAAAAATGAAAAGTATTTAACTTGGAATAGAGATTCTGCTATATGGGAATATGATTCAAAAAGAGAAAAAGATGACTATTTTAATTTAGTAGATCAGTTAAAAAATGAAGCATTAGAATATGGCTTTGACTATAAAGAACATAGGCAAAAATTAAGAATAAAAGATTTAATATATATGGAAATATCAATTAAATCATTAGAAATAGGAAAAAAGAAAACTAAAAAAGATTTAAAATCTACCTGGTATTTTCAAGATGGATTTGGAATGCCAATGTCAATAGAAGATTTAGAGGATATGATGTTCTCTGGAACAATGTTTATACAGTCAATTTTTAATGCTGAAAGTTTTTTCAAAAAAGAGATTGAAGCTAAAGAATTAACAATAACAGAATTTAAAAATAAAGTAAATGAATTACATAAATTAGTTATGAAAGCAGTAGGAGGCAAAGAATGAAAATAGCACTAATTATTGGACATAACAAAAGATCTAAGGGGGCTTATTCACAAATAGTAGGAAGTGAATATGATTATTGGAAAAGAGTAGCTGAAAAAATTAAAACTGTTGTTCCTGAATTAGTTGACATATATGAAAGAGAACCTAATGAATATTATACAAGAGAAATGTATAAAGTTTTGGAAGAACTTAATTCTAAAGATTATAAACTATGTATTGAACTTCATTTTAATGCTGCTGAAAATAAAATGGCAAATGGTTGTGAATGTCTAGTTTATTATACAAATGATAAAGCTAAAAAATTAGCGACTAACTTTATGGCTAGATTACAAAATGTGTTTGGTAGTAAGATAAGAGGTAGAAATGGAATAATAGAGATCCAGGATAGTAAAGTTAGAGGTGGTTATGGAATATGTAAGTCAAAAGATACATATATATTGGTAGAACCTTTCTTTGGAACTAACAATGATGAATCTTTAAAGTATTCTGTAGAAAGTGATGTTGTAAATTTATTTGTAAATTTTATTAAAGAAATTTAGGAGGACAATATGGCAATATTAGATAAAACTTTAGAAATAGTAAACAAATTTGTTCCTGATAAAAATGCTCAAGCTGAGCTTGAAAAAGAATTAAGAAGATTAGATATTGAAGATGCTAAAACTAAGCAAAAACTTTTTGAAAAGATAATACCTATAACTTTTCCATTATGTGTTTGGATTGGATGTGCTTGGTGTGCTTGGGGGCTTATATTATCAATTTTGGCTTTTATTTTAGAAAGAAGATATATATTCTTTGAAGTAAATGTTCCTACATTTTTAATAATGTGTTGTGGAATGTTTGGTGCAGGATTATGGGGTAAAAAGAATATAGGTGAATATTTTAAAGGAAAAAATAATAAAGGGGATGAAGAATGAAACAAATAATTTTTCTATTATTAATGTCATTTTTTATTAAAGGTTGTGCTAATAGTGATCCTGGAACAACTGTAGTTGATATCCCTCTTAAAGTAGAAAATATATCTAAGGAACAATTAGAAGAAACAGTAAAAGATAAAACAGTAACAGTTGAAAAAGTGGGAAAAAAGAAATTTATAAGAAAAAAAGTTATAGAAGCACAATACACAGAATATATTTTTAAATAGGGGGAAGAGACATGACAGTAGAATTTTTAGAAATTATTGCAAAAATCTGTGCATATGCAATAGCTTTTTTTATCTGGCTAATTGGAGGATGGGATACTCTCTCGCAAGTATTATTTGGATTAATGTTTTTAGATTTTTTAAGTGGAATGTTTGTTGGCTACAAAACACAAAATCTTAATTCTAAAAGAGCTTTTAAAGGTTTAAGAAAAAAGCTCTTAATCTTAGTTATATTGTGTGGTGCTTCTTTGATGCATAAATTAGTTCCAGAACTAGCTTTTAGAACTTTAGTAGGATTATTTTATTGTGCTAATGAATTACTAAGTATAGCAGAAAATGGAGCAAGAGCAGGATTACCTATTCCACAAAAATTAAAAGCAGCTCTTGAGCAGTGTAAAGGAGATAAGTGTAATACAGATTCTTTAAAAGATAAAGAAAAAAATATAAAACCTGAAGATATAAAGCAAGAAGATTTTGATAATGAAATTAAATAAATTTAAGGAGTAGGAAATTCCTACTCTTTTTTTATTGAAAATAAAAAAAAGATATAAAAAATATCTTGCCTTTTCTTGAATATATAAAGTATAATAAATATATGATAAAAAATTTAACATAACTTAGATATAATTATGGTTGAAAGAAGGATAACACAAAAAAGATAAAAGATAACGATAGCTACAAAAAAAGATTAAAAAATTAAAAATTATCAAAAAATGTATAATATAATACAGTTCAAATCCCTCTCTCACCGCCATATAACACTGATTTATTGAGTATTAGCGGTACTCAAAAAATTATTTTGACAGGTTTTGACAGGGTCGAAAGTCAAACAAAATACATAAATATCTGGGTTACCATTAGTTTTAATGGTAACTTTTTTTATTTTGATTGACTTAGTAAGTTTATCAGATACCTATTTTTTCATTAATTATAGATATCGTTGATAAATTACTCCTGTTCATCTGATGTACATATATATCCATTGTAGTTTTAGCACTGCTATGTCCTAAGAACATTTGAATGTCTTTTACATTTACATTGCTTTCACATAATATTGTTGCACAGCTATGTCTTAAATCATGAAACCTAATATGTGTTAAATTATGTTTTGCTAAGAACTTCCTAAAACCATTAGTCAAGAACTTAGGTTTGTGTAACTCTCCACCTTCATTAACATAAACATATTCTTCATCTTTTTTATAATAACCTTTACCTAGTCTTTCTTTATTTCTTTTTTGCTCTTCTTTTAACTCCAGAAGCATCTCTTTTATAGATCCAGGTAAAACAAAACTTCTTAAACCAGCTGTACTTTTTGTCTTATCTTTTTTTATTAAAACATTTTTACCATTTAAGTTAGTCTCTGTAACTGTATGAATAATACTCATTGTATTATCTGCAAAGTTTATAGCTGACCACTTTAAACCTAGTAATTCACTTCTTCTTAAACCAAAGAAGCTAGTTATAACTACTCCTAAGTACAATGCTTTATCTTCTCTTTTTAAGATTTCAAGCATTTCTTTTATTTGTTCATGATTATAAACTTTTGCAATATACCTAACCTTTTTAGGTTTTTCAACATTCAACATAGGATTTATATTAATTACTCCTATTTTTTGAGCATATTTAAATGTTAAACTTAAAAGATTATGATAATGAATAACAGTATTAGCAGAAACTCCTCTTACATTTAATTCATGAAAATAATACTTCTGGATATCAAATGTATTTATATCCTTTAATTTTTTATTTTCTTTAAAAAAGTAAGGTAATATAGATATTTTTGTATTTGATAGATAAGATGAGTATGTAGCATCATCAATAGTTTTAAATCTCATTTTTACATATCCTAAAATGAAATTACAGAAGCTAATTTCTTTATCAAAAAGGTTTACATCCTGGTCCACTTTTGTAAAGACGCTTTTCCTGCTGCCAACTTTTTTATCTTCAGATATTCCAAAAAACTTTCTACATTCTTCTTCAAAAACTTTTAACATTTCTTCAGCTAATTCTTCATTATCAGTTTTAGATGACTTTGATTTTACAGTTTTTTTCTTATTTTTTATATATTCAAAAACTAAATGGTAAAACTTACCTCTTTTTCTAGTGTAGCTTGATGTATACAAGATTCCTCCTTCATCTTTTTTTAATAGCTACCGATAAAGAATTATCGGTCAACTATTAAAAAATGTCAATATGCTATTTTCTTACATTGCATTTAATACATATTCAATTAGGCATTCCTTTGGTATTTTAATCAATCTTCCACTTCTTATAGATTTTAATTCTCCAGTTTCAGTTTTCTTTAAGACGCTACTTTTACTAATTCCTAAAAAATCAGCTGTATCTTTTGTTGATATAAAAAAAGGAAGCTTCTCTAATTCTTTTTCTAATGATGTTCTCATTTCTTGTGTTGTCATTTTTTATCACCTAATTCCATTCTTTGCCTATTCTTTTCATATTTTTTTGCCACTTTTCCCAATAACAATCTAAGATATTTTGTGTTGTGTAATTATGTTGATATGTGATAGCATTCAATTCATCCATAGCTATTGCTAGTTTTTCAGTATAAACATAATGAATAAATTTTAAAAGGTGTGGTTCATTTGTACTGATATATTGTTCATCAAAAGAATAACAAATAACATATTTTAATTCTTTATTTTTTTCATCATCAAGGTAATTTAATAATTGAGCAAAGAAAAAATAAATATCAGTTAGTTCTTCTAATTCTTTTTCTTTATTGTAAGGCTTAACTTTCCAAGTTTTATGAGAAAGCATAGTCTCCTCATTAAATTCAACACATTCAGCAATTAATGACATTTGAATATCTTCAAAAGTTCTATCTCTAACATTATTAATATTACTATCTAAATATTCTTGTAATTTTAATATATCTTTAAAATTTTCAGGTTTTTTTATTTTCATTTTTTAATCACTTCCCTTAACCGTTCCCTGAAATAAAACCATATGATTATTTATAACAACATGATTTATTTCAAATGATTTATTTAATTTTTGAATTTTACCTAAAATATTTATTCTATCAGCTTCTATAATTTTGAAAGAATCATAGTGTAAAGCTATCAGAATATTTTTTTCATCATTATTCATAGATAATGAACTTTTTACTTTTATATATTTTTCAACTTCTGAGAAACAATTTTGAACTTCTATAACTTTATCAAAATTCATTAATTACCTCCAATTTTTCGCTTTCTTACTTTCTCATCTTAAACTATTTAAATAATTCTTTAAAAATTGCTTCTAAGACAGGAACACAAATGCTATTTCCTGCTTGTTTATATAAAGCTCCATTCATTTGTTTTTTATTTAATTTATGTTGTTTAGCTACTTTTTCAAAATCTTTATCATCAAATCCCATTAATCGCCAACATTCTAATTCGGTTAAATATCTATATTGTCCTTTTCCGATATCTATAATTCCTGCATTTGGACATCTAAGTTGTTTAGTCGTTATAGTTTTACAATGGTCATCAATTATATATAATCCAAATGTCCCTGGTTTGTTTATTTTATTTAACATACTTGGTTGAGTGACCAAATGTTTTTCACTGTAGTCATTTGTTAAGTATTCTCTTATATGTTTCATTTCTTTTTTTTCTAATGCAGAAAAATTAAATTTATTATTACCAAGAATAGATATAGTAAACACTCTTTCACGATGTTGAGGTATTCCAAAATCTTTAGCATTTAGAATACCAAATTTATTTATATAACCTAATTTTTCCATTTCTTTTAGGTACTTATTAAAGTTATGTATCATGTGTTTAGATAAGACATTCTTAACATTTTCCCAAATAACAATTCTTGGTTTCCAAATTCCCATATTTTCAATTATTTTAATAGTTTCCCACATTAAAGAACTTCTTGTCTCACTTCCTACATCTGCTTCATTTTGCTTACCTGCGATACTAAAATCTTGGCAAGGGCTACCATGTATTAATACATCAGGACATAAATTCCAACCTACAACTGTATCTGGTTTTTTTTTATCTAACTCATGAAACATTGCATTATAACTTCTAACTGCTTTTTCATCTATTTCAACATAATCTATTGATTTATGGGAAATACCTAAATTTATAAGAGCTTTTCTTGGTGCTCCAATGCCTCCAAATAATTCTAAAATTTTTATCATTTATTTTGCCTCACAAATCTATAAATTGCTAAATTTATCAGAATCTTCTAAGTTTAATAATATTTATCTTTTTCTATTTTGGTAGTTTTTTTATAGATTTCATAATTTCTCATCAACTCCTATAAAAAAATTAATAATTTCTATATTTCCATTATGTGTTCTCATAAAATTGTTTTTGAAGTCTCTTTCAAACTCTTCTAATTCATTTTCTGTCATTGGGTGTTCCGTATTTATTTCAAACTTCACTGTTCTTTTTGAATTATCTTGAATAACTTCCATTGTTCCCTTATATTTAATCATTTTTTTCACCTACTTTGACACTGCATCAAATAAAGATATCAATTTTGCTTGTTTTTCAAATGTAGTCATTGAACTCCTGTAATTTCTGCAACATCTTAATTTCCTTTCAAATTCTTTACAAATAGATTTAAGTCTTTTTATGTTTCCTAATATATCTATATTAGCATTGCATTCTTGAACTAAAAATAGATCCAATTCTAAGTTTTTTTTAACTACATTTATCCAAAGTTCTGAAGCATGAGTATTTAAAGTATTGATATCAACTTCTTCTACTTCTTTTTCTTCTTGTAATTGTTGCCATGAATAATCATCTTCTAATGTCCATTCATCTTCCAAAATTTGTTTGTCTAATTTACAATCATAAATTTCTCTATATACTTTTTCAGTTATCT